TAATCACATTTATTTCCCTGTTTTTTTGTGAAAAGAAGTTGCACTAATGTTGTTGTATCTAATCTTATGTGTTTGGGTATTATTTCATTACGCATGGGAAACACATTACAAGTTGTTTGTTCTTCATTTTCAACTTGTTTCATCATTTTAATCATACAAGTAAAATAATCCATAGGGCTACACATCAAATCATAATATAGATTTTTCTTGAATGTTTTAACCGGTATAATTCTCTGCCTTTGTAGATTAATCCAAGTATGATAAGAAATGTGAGATTTGTATTGGGTTGTTTCCACATTCAGTAAATCGTTTTTGATTTTTCTTAACTGGTTGCATAGGTTATTTATTTTTGTGTCCTTTTCTTTCTTGGTAATATTCAGTTTCTTTATTTTATTGATAATAAACTTCTTTTTCCAAACCACATTCACATATCGTTCCACATATTCCACAAAATGGTTTTTTATGTTATTCTCATACATCGTAATAATATCAATTGTTAAATAATCCAAAATAGTATTCATATGAGTATATTCAAGTGGTTCATTTTGTATAAGTGGTTCAAAATCACTTTTGTAAAAAGCAGTTAATCTATCTTTGAGTTCTTTTATTTCTTTCTTCGGCGGTCTTCCTTGTGGTTTTTCATTACACATAATTTTCATACACGAATTCACAAATACCTTATCTATAACAGGTAAAGCATTATGCGTTTCATAGTAATCGAGCAAATACAATTTCATAAAAAGTAATACATTAATCACAATTTTATTACACATAATAACAGCATTTGTTATTTTTGGTGTATTTATATCTGGATGTTTCAAGACACTTTTCAAGGAAAGTTTAATTCCTTTGAAAAAGTCATCAGGTGGTTTTTCTTGAATTTCCATCCTTATACTATTCCTAAACATTTTATTTTTAAGTAATTTAACGAACATTAAATTGAAATATATTAATAATCGCTAATTGTTTATATTACCAAATCCACATGCCACGAAATCCAGTAATATTTTTAGATAAAACATATAAAACACAAGGCGAGTTTGAAGCGTTCGTAAAAAATCTTATATATAATGAAATTGGCATATGTGATGACATCGAAAATATACATCCATCTCATTACAATACGCTAATTGAAATATTAAAACGGCACCCTGATTATGTTAAAAAAACACAAAATATGTGTAAGATAAAAATAATGAAAGATACATTAAATATACAAGCACTAAAACTTATTATTATTAATGAAGATAAAACTGAAAATGATATATCTTGGAAAGTCGCAATAACCGGAAAACCAAAATCAAATAAAAATGAATTAATGTCTGCTATGAGAAGTAGTGTTGGTTCACAAATATCAGAATTTAGAAAATGCAGCGAACAAAAATGTGTGCTGTGTCCCAATACTGATAAATTACATGTGGACCACATTATACATTTTGAAGAAATAGCATTTACTTTTATAAATATTATGGAAAGTCAAAATATTAATGTGCCTAATACTTTTGGAGATACAGATGATAATACACATAGAAGATGTTTTTTAGAAGTAGATAGTAATTTTAAAAATGAATGGGTTGATTATCACTATAAACATGCGACATTAAGAATGCTGTGTCAAACTTGTAATTTGACAAGAACAAAATCAAAACATAAATTTTAGATATTTGTAAAACTATAAACATGCGTTCGAATACGCCGTCCATTTTCGGTGAATTGAAAATCCTTACTTTCTATACTATATTTTGTCTTCAATAAATGTTTTATTATGGATAACCAAGGTCTTTTTATTCTACTCGGTTCTCCGACTGCTTTAATTCCATTAAACGAAAACCATTTTCTTATTTCGGGTATGAGTTCTATTATTTTGTGTTGAATGTCTTTGTTTGTATCCAATTCGTAAAGTGTATATGTGGTTTTATTTTGTAAATCTAATATGGATATAATTTTATCTATTACTTGTTCCTGCTCTTTTTTATACAACTCACTTTTCAATCTCATAGGCATAATAAATATACTTAACATATGCAAATAATTTTTAAGTATATTACTTATAATTTTTTAATTTTCTTTTTCGTGTAGATGATTTTCGAATGAACTCTGAACTTTCATCTAATCCGTAAGCGTGTTGAAAATAATTTTTATAATTTTCAGGTTTTACTCTGTCAATAGCATCGTCTATATTATTTTCCAAATTTTCATAATTTTCTACATTTCTGTTCTTTTTCATGTATGTTTTGATTTGATTGAAATATGCTTCTATCGGATTGTTTGTTTTAGGTGTATAAGGGACAGCAAATAAATAATCATTACCGCTTTTTATTATAGCATTTTTAATTATTTCGTTATTATGAGTTTTCGCATTATCCAATACTATTAAATACCCTTTATAATGAGGAAAAATATGTTTTTGTAAAAACCCCAAAAATCGTTCTGCGGTCATTCCACCCTTTTCATATAATTCTTTTCCTACTATTTTTGAACTACTTATTGCTACTAATAATGTAAATTTCCGGAATACAAATTGATTATTTGTTTTTATTCTACACCTTCTACCCAAATAACAACGACTATATGTAGGATGTAACGCAGAACCTACACTTGTTTCATCCAAACAAATAATTTTATGTATTGGATACTCTTTTATTTTCTTATAAAAGGTAATCATCTCACTTTGTTTGTCAATCGGGTTCTTGTATCTTTCTTTTGGGAAATGTTCGTGTCTTGTTCTTTTTCGTGTCCGGTTATTATCACGAATTATTTGACCTAAATGTTGAGGTGAAATATCAAAGGTTGGATATTGCTTTTTCATATCAATCGTTAATTCATTCATGGTAAGTTGTTCGTTTTGTTTCAATAAATCTAATGCGTATTTAACTTGCGGTTTAGTAATTTTGTAAGATATTGATTTTCTGTTTCGCCTTGTAATATTTTTGGAAGTTTTGTATCTTTTTATCCATCTTTGTAATGTAGATTTCTTACAATCAAATATTTTACAAGTGTTTCTAATATTATCTTTATTCTTCAAATAATATTTTACTGCTGAAATTTTATAGTCATCACTTTTATGTGTCATTCATATAATAAAAAAAGAAAAACTTAGTTAATGTTGTCCCATTTTAAATCTTCAAGGGTGTAAATATATCTCTAATTTCGCTTGAAAATACAAATGTTCTATGCGGATCAACTCTAATAAAAACTCTTGGTTCTGTTCCTATTTCCCCATATGAACTAAATATTTCTGTTTCTACTGATGTATAATCAATATCTCTTGAATAATAAGGTGCTCTAAAAAATATATATGGATGTATTTTACTTCTACCAAAATCTATACCTTCGCTTTGAAGTTGTTTTCCTGTTTTTAATCCCAACCTACATAAAGTATTCATTCCTGCTGGTTGTGTAAAATGCGTCCATACGACTATTCCCTTCTTAACCGCTGGTTTTAATATACACACTAATTCATCTTGATACATAATATCATCATCTATTATCGGTCCTCCTCCTGTTCCACCAGTCATTTTTTTAGTTTTTCTTGTTTTATTTTTTTCACTAAATCTTTTTCGCGATATTCTTTTTTTTTACCATTTTTATTTTTGTAAAAATAACCCCTTTTGGTTTTTTAGTATGTAACCATTCTATATATATATATATATTAGTAAATAAGCGTTGTAAATGTCCAACGGTCTGAGGAAATGAAAGAATATCTAAGTTCAAATCCACAGCTTAAACACATCTCTCGTATATTACTATATTCGATGTCCATTTCCGTAGGTATTCAACTCGGTGTTGGCGCGGGTGTTTCGTTGGGGTTCAATACAATCGCCACAATCCAGAAATTATTTGACAAATATAGTGTTTTCATTTATGGTATTCGCGACACCCCTATCAATTACGATCAACAAAATGAATGCTTTGATAAAGGTATTTTAGATGTGCTTATGCAAACGAACAGCGAAGATGAATTCAACGCGAAACTTGTTGAGATTGCGGAGTTGAGAAAAGACGAGAATATAACATGCCTGCGTAGAAGGAAAGAATATTGAAGGGATACATTGCTGCTGCTGATACTCGGGACGACATTTCGATTGATTGAATTGATTACTTTGCTTTGTTCTGAAAACTACACGTGTCAACATTAGTTTTTAAATTTTCAATTTACATTTTTTGAAAATTTAAATCATTTCATCTTTTTAATCGCGATGAAAATCAAAAATTCTATTATTCTTCACATACTGGTCTTATAACTTTTGCCTTAACTAAATTATCCCAATTATCGATTTGAGCAAATTGGAATATGAACTAATTGACTAATTTCATCATATAATTTTCTTTCTTTATTAGATAAATTATCAAATAATAATTTTGTTTTGAAACTCGTATTATTCGTATTATTTATATTACTCATACTATTTATAAATAATATAATTCTCATGAAATTACCTTTAAATTATGTCGTTTCCGAATATTTTCCGCAAATTTCACAAAATATACTCCTTGGTCTCTATAAAATTTCTTCTGGTTCTGCGTATATTTCGCGCGTGTGCTCAAATACAAGTATTTTTTACCTAATAGCAAATTAAACTCGTATTTTTCATTCGGTTTCATTTTTTTAGGATGGATGAGATTCAGTTTATCAAACCGCGCCTGTTGCTCTTTTGTTAAATTTTTACTTACCATTTACTTATATTTACACAAAAAATTATTCCGTTTTATTATCCATATCATTTATTTCTTTCGATAAAAAATAACTGACAAGCAGTTTAATCGTAACAAGCGTCGCTACAACAATAAGCTGTTGGTATGTCTTTATGTAAAACAGTTTGAGTATTTCAACGCCTAAAATGAATGAAAGCGCCAGAGCAATTGAGCGCCCTAAATTTAGTTTGGTTTCATTATAGGCGTCGCGCTGAGAATTGAATTTGTGAAAATAAATATAGGTCGATGTGATTATGTTGCGCATGACGAATACGCAGCATATAAAAATTGTTTTATTATGGACGATGACGCCGAACCCGATGTGGAATACAAACCATTCAAACTTGGCGAACTATGGTTTGAATTTTTTGACCACTGTTCATCGTTGGATGCGGATTTTGATATCGACCGTAAAACGAGTTATGATACGGTAGGTAGCGCACATAATTTTATGGCGCGTATAAAGGAAAGTGTTGAACATTTCAAGGAACTTGGCATTTCCGAAGAGAATATCGATATTACACATTATAATGTATTGAGTATATAAATGAACTCTGATTCCGTCGCCAACTCCAAATGGTATAAATCTCTCAGGCAATCCCCCCTCACTCCACCCAATTGGGTCTTTCCCATCGCATGGACGATTTTGTATGCGCTTATCATCGCGTCGGGTGTCGTATTTCTCTCGTCGCCTGCGTTCAACACTATCAGTGCCGGCGTGAGGTCGGCCGGTTTCTTCTACTATTGCGGTGCGTGGGTCTTCAATCTCTCGTGGTCGCCGCTCTTTTTCACCCTCCAACGCCCGGACCTGAGTTTCGTCGTGATTTTAGGGATGCTCGCCTTCATCGTGCTTACTATCCGTGCCTTTTACTCCGTGAGCCGCCTCGCGGCGTATTTACTCATCCCGTATTTCGCGTGGGTATGCTTTGCGACGTATTTGAACGGATATATTGTTTTTATGAATCCGGTGCCGCCGCGGTTCCTGCCTCCTGCGCAGCCTTGAAATCCGCCCAGCTTATCTTCTTCTCTGGAATTGCCGGTCTCGATGTCTTTGCTGCTTTCGCCGCCATTTTCTTATCTTTCTTTGCCTGCTCTGCGTCTAAATTCTCGGACCGTTTGAGCGCACTATCCACATAAATACTCTTCAAAATTTTACCAACTTCGAATGAACCTTCATGTTGGTCCAATTTACCGTCCTCGATCTCTCGCAAGATTTGTATCATCCTGAATAGAAGTTTTAGGTCGATTTCGCCTTTTTTTAATTTGTTGAATAAATCCGTATAGAACTTGAAGAGAAAGGCACAGCGAGACACGCAAATCGCGTCAAATTGTTTGGGATTGGATTTGGCTAAACGCTCATAATCCTGTCTGAGTTTTATCATCGTTGTCACATCGGTGTAAATCTGCGAACTATGCTTGACGCGGCGAATAACCTCGGTATGGTCTTCTGTTCCATTTGCCTCGATGAGTTTTTGAAGGTGAATGCGTTGTTCGTCGTCCATGGCGCGGATAATGTATATACTACGTAGATAGTATTTAGACTTCTTTCAAACGCGAGTATTTAACGATTTTATTCGCATGTATATATATCAAGATTACGTTTAAAAAATAATGTCGCTTAAAGTTCAAGAAGCACCGCAAGCGCCTAGTTATGCTGCGGCAAGCATTCAAGTGCCAGCAAATATCGCAACACCGCAAGCAACGATGGAAAATGTAAAGGCGCAACAAAGCCAGTTGAATGCGGTGAATACACTATCGGGAGGCCGTCGTAAGAAACATACCGCAAAACGTGGAAAGAAAAGCCGCGAATACAAACACCGGTCATTTATTCGGACGTATAGGGGTCGGAGATATCAGGAATCGCACCAACAGCAGAAGGGTGGTGCGGGAGAGAGAATTCCGATTCCACAGGTGGGTTCAACCTGCACGGGTGGGCCTCAATGCGCCGGTGCGCAAAATGCGTCGCTCACCGCTTTACATAATCAAGCACAGTCGAATAGCATCAATGACGCGTATGTTACGCAAGGCGGCGGAAGCAAACGAAAAACGATTCGAGTCTCTCGTCATGGTCATGGTCATGGTCATGGTCATGGTCATCGTCATCACAGTCAGTCGCTATCATCTATGATAGCATACAACATCAAAAAGGTTATGCGAAAGGTCTTCTCATAAAGATTGGCTGTGGCGGCGTAAGCCAACGTATAGTTATTATATGCGTGTAATATAACTGAGACGTGTTATATCTCGTCGGTTATTTCGAAGTCGTATTAAATGAAATCAACAGATGTCATTTTTTCAATCATAATTATCGTCGTTTTTTTAGGGTTATACCTTTCGAATATTTTAGCGATAGGCATGAAAAAAGTAAAAGATAATTGGCCTCTATACCGATGTAGTCCAGCGGTCATGCCTTTCGCCAAATTGTTCGGCCATGATGTCGCAGATAACTTCATGCAGTGTATTCAGACCACCCAAAGCAGCTATATGGAATACCTTATGATGCCGTTGAATCATGTGATTTCGTTGGTCGGAAGCGTCGCCACAAAAATCGTCAAAGACACGGAAAATATTCGCGGTTTCATCGGAAAGCTGCGCGATAAGATACTGTTTGTTGTGAAAAATATATTCGGAATATTCTCGAACATTCTTATCGGGTTTCAACGCATTATTATTGCGATGAGAGATTTAGTAAATAAATTGGCGGGCATTTTTGCAACGTTAATGTTCGTGATGTCGAGTGCGCTTATGGTGATGAAAAGTCTGTGGGGAGGCATTTTTGGACAGATGGTGCGGTCACTCGGGCGGAGGTAAGTATTTGAATTATAGTCTAACGTGTTAGTATAATAATACTAAGGAATACAATACAATGGCATACGAACGCGGTTCTATTATGCTGGCTCATGCCGCGATGATTGGTGCTGTTATTTACATGATGATGCGGTTTGTGCTGAATCAATCGGCTCTTGTCGCGGAAGACCGGTCGATTGTGATTGCTGCGATTGTTCTTATTTATATGGTGATGTTTGGACATGGAATGCCGAATCAGTTGAACCGCAATCTCTCGTTCTTGTCATAACAAAAAGTCTGTAATATACAAACAAAAAGTCTGTAATATACAAACAAAAAGTCTGTAATATACAAACAAAAAGTCTGTAATATACAAACAAAAAGTCTGTAATATACAAATATATCTAAAA